AATACTAGTCTAGGCACCCTCTCTCTCCTTTCGGAGAAATCTAGCCCAACTACATCTACTTGCAGACCCACCATAGCAACGGATAATGTGGTAATAACGAGTCGTACCACCCACCTTTATCGGCTTGTAGCGCCAACTACATCCGAGGTGCCTACGCAGTCCGTGTTTCCACTACCGTTACCTTAGGTTTAACAAGCATCGGCTCATCAGCCAGTAAGCAATCCAAACAACATACATAAATTAAAGACATATAAAGATAATACAACACATGTAGATTCATGTGCCCTGTTAATCAGGGGGTCTCGGCACAGCCTACTCACCTTTCCTAAAGATCAGAAATTGTTTGCAACTAAGATAGGCTCAATGAGCTCAATATCATATTGCACAAATACCCTTCCCGCACCCACAGGGGCAACAGGACCTTGTTCAGTAGCGATAATGAGACTAGCGGGAGCATAAATATTGCCATCACTTGCTCGAGCAGTAGTCACCGTTGTATAATCAGCGCTAGTAATGAAAGGGTACCATGGTTTATCAAAACGATCGACATCAACGTCAACAATGACAGCTCCAGGCAACCTGGGATGATAAACATCCGCAAGCATTGGGGCGGCATCCCAACCTGCCCAATAGGGCACACTGGTAAATCCCTGATACATTGACATATTAGGGGTTGTAGTTGGCAAAGAGTCAGCTGTGTCGTAGTTTAAACCCATACTAACATTGCCTTGTGTAGTTGTGGGGCAAGTGGGTATGTAAATATACCGAAGGTGTTTCCACCTATATTTACCAAACCCACCTGCTATCCCCAACAACCACGGCATGTTGAATGGCACGCAAACGGAAAAGACAGCCGTAAACGCTGCAGTTGTAGCAAACCCATACAGAAATTCAGTGTTACGAATGCACACTGTTTTATCTCGGGATTCGATCGTCGGCATTCCATTGTGGTATATCACTCCAGCCGAAGCTGGGGCTCTAACCACAGTGGAATGCTTGTCAACTGCTATTCGGTTACGGCGTCTCTTAGGAGCGCGACTACGAGGCGTATTACTTGATTTAACCATGTTAACTAACTTCTTCACTTCTTTGATTTCTTTTTGGTTTATTTTAATTTTACTGGACGGCTTACGTGTCATAATGATCCTCTACTGTCCTATGGTGATATATTGTGTTTTGTTTTCGGTATGAGACGGGTTGGTTGTGTAAGTTGTTGTAGGACTTCCAACAACCAGGATAGCAAGAATGAGTAGCAATAAAGCAAAATAAGGAAACAGTGATACACTTGGCGAAGTATCACAGCAGCGACAGTGTTTCATCTTAAAGTTTAAAAGTTGAAATTGTTCGTCACCGTATTGGTCATGGTATCAGATACGAAAGTCATAGCTGAGTTGCCAGTACCTTGCTGCGCTTTCTGGGCTGCTTGGCCCACGGCTTGTTCCTTTACTCCATTCACTCCTGATCTACCCCTTTGACTCCGTCCATCCCTAAACCGCACATTAACATTTTCACCATCACTCCTTATATCATGAGACTGGGTTTGGTATTCCATCGATAATTTCTGAGCTGCTACGTTGGCGCGTATCACAGGGGGATGGCTCACTAATGGTTAAGCTGATGGTATCATACCAATCCTCCAAAGCCACTTGGAGATCTGGTGTGATATTATAAGCTTTCCAAAAGGAAACTCTAGCCTCGGGAGTGATCTGGCAAATCTTGCGAGACATACTCTTCGCATGATAAGCTAATCCACTCTCGACGAAATGGCCTGTACCGGTGAATTTAGTCAGAGTTGAACCGGAATTCAAACAACGGTAGAAACTCTGCCATATTGGGATACCTCCAGTTAGGGAAATACCACACATACTCACACTGGTTAACCACTCCTTGAAGTTCTTAACAGATTGTAGTGGTAATAAACAAGTAAGGTCTTTTGTTAATGCTACTTTAGGGTTACGCACCATTATGTAACCGGAACCATCATAAACAGGATGTGTTTGACAAAATTCAATTTGCTCGAATTCATACACTGGTTTCTCGATGCACATTGTAAAACCATAATTTAGGAAAAAGTTTGGGGCGTGATTGATAATCTCAACCTCATCCGACCTCTCACAGATTATCACGCAGTCATCGCCATTGTTGGCCAAACTTAATCTGATTCCCAATGATCTACCTAGTTCATGAACCATAGCACACATAATCAAACAATTACCCAATGATGTATTCATGTCACCACTATGCGACAACCCTTCTTAGTATACTTTAACATACCGTCACTTGCAAATCCCACTCCTTCATTATTAATCTGCCACTTCAACAACTTCTTCAATTTCCTATCATGATTGAACACTCGGTGATAGAGAGAGTGTTCCCACTCTAAAGCTGAAACGGACACATGTTGGTCGAATCTGCTAGCATCTAATCCTATAGCAACAGGTTCGTAATACATATCCCACTTATCTCTCATCAATCTACCTTGTTGTTCCATGTTATAACCTTTGAAGACAGTTGGCTCCCCAAACACCTCGGCAACAGCTTTAAATGCTCGATGCTCAAACGGTCTCAGATACACTCCCAATTCGACATTATAGCGAGGACTCCGGGGTTGAATAACCCTAGGAGCCGGATCAGGTTTCTTACTCAAATTGATCTTCTCAGCTTTAACAAACGTCTTCAATCTCGCATCACGAGGCGTCAAAGGATTCTCGGACAAAGAATCGACTGCCTTCTGATAAACTGCTAACTTCCTGCCTCGATAATACATTAGGAATTGCTCCCTAGTTATCGGAGTATGACGTCCAGCAGCTGTGCAAAACAAGCGAGAGAACCCACTCAGAGTGTTCGTAAAGTGGTTCGGGAGAGGTTGGGGGGGTGCGACAAGGCCGGAAGGACCCTCGACGTAATACACTCGCTCAATCATGCCCCTCCGCAAGTTGGCAAGCGAGTTGTTGTGGACTCCAAGAATACAACTATCCCCAAGTCCACTATAGCGGAACAACTGCCGCTGTTTCTCAGGGCGCCCTGATGGTTTGACCACCAGATCTGGGTGTTCTCCACGAGAAACATGTGTGGAAAACCCCGGCCTCTTCTCAAGGCACCCCTATTTGGTAGAAAAGGCAAGCCCTCGCTTACCTCCCCAACCAAATGTGTTATTGAAATACCCTTCGCCTTGGCGGTGGTTGGTTTGATTGACCTTGCACACCGTTTCATACGTATGGCACATGGCATTTGCAATAACATCCTCCTCCGTCGGAACAAACACGAGTGGCACAGCGATTGTAACAGCTTTCACCGCGTGGCTAGTGCACACTCCCCATTCCTTACAAGCCTTCAACAGAAAGTGCTGTACCATAAGCCTGTTAGCTTCAGTGGTCTTTGGTAGCCCAAATTCAGCTCGTGCCTCCAAAACCAAATATCTAACAAACTTACCTTTCTTTTTAGCTCGTACTGCGCGTGTCCTTTGGATTTTCAGGGGTTCATAACCGGGGACAGACCCTTCAACAACCTGGGCTGCCGACCTAACTCTCTGTGACTGAGCTGGCCCGACCTCTACGAAGCACTCCTCAACATGTTGCAAATCATCCTCTTCATCAATAGTCATTTGCTCGCGTTGGATCGCAATCGCTGAGTCAACACTACGTTTAGAGAATGATGGATTGCATAACCATTTCAAGAATCTTGC